TATTACCGAGAGATCGTGGGTTCGACTCCCACTCACCGGACAAAGGCATGGGGTTGCCGCACCGAGGACACGGTTCCTAACGGCTAACCACACGGGCGACCTGAGGGACAGCCCCATGCCGTGATCGATCGTTTCAGAGCCTCCTGGGGCATCTCAGGGGCCTCTCAGAGGTCGTACAGAGCGCCAGTAGAGGCCATGGTCGGGCGCATCGGCTGCTTCACGTGAAGGTAGCCCTTGACCCGGCAGTCGCAGCCCTCGACGGGGCAGAGGAACCAGTCGAATGGTCCCGTCTTGTCGGTGCCGTATCCGTCCCCGTTGTGATCCATCGCTGGGTGCGGGCAGTCCGTGCACGGAGGGTTCGGGTCGGGCTGCTTCCTCTGCGACACCTTCGGCGGAGGTCGGTCGCCCATCATGTACGGGGTGGCGTAGGTCACGACCCTCTAGTGTAGCATAGATCTCCTGCCTAAGGGGTGAGATGACCGGCCCGAACCTTCCAGACGGCGGTGTCGGGGAGAAGTCCCTAGGCAACGTCCGCATTCAGCCCTACTTCCTCAAGACACCTGACTTCTACATGATCGGTCAGGAGAGGATGGCCCACGACGAGGCCGTCTACGCCTATGGGGAGTACGGCTTCTTCGCCCTCCTCTGGAACGCCATCGACTACGCCAACGGACTCGTCGGTCACTGCCCTCAGTGCTACTCGCAGAACAACGGGATCTCCGAGGTCTACAACCAGCCGAGCTTCGCTCAGTGCAACCTCTGCTACGGCTCGCTCTTCTTCCTGCCCTACGACCCGGCCACGGGCTTCGGCGGAGTGGAGCACCTAGGGGGCCTCAAGGCGCTCATCGTGCGCCCGTGCATGTGGAACCCCACCGACGAGTCTCAGAAGCTCACAGCGACAGGTGAGGTCATCACGTCGACCTCGACGCTTCAGTCCATCTCGGACTTCCGAATGCGTACCGGCGACATCGTGCTCAAGGCAGACGGCACCCGCTGGCGAGTCGCCACCCACAACACCGACTCGGTGATCTCCGGCTTCCAAGCTGCCAACGACGTTCGAGCCATGGTCGGCTACAACTACGGGCAGGTCGTGCGCCAGGACGAGTCGATGCCCTGCTTCCTCATCCCGCCGACCGTCGAGCAGCAGATCTCGTTGCTCGACACCTCGGTCATCCCGAACTACCCGTTGAGCTTCTCGAACAACGAGTACCTCAACTGCACGCCTGCTCAACTCATCGGTGATGATGCCTCGAACAAGGACTTCGGCCAGCCGCCTCCCATCGAGGGGAACTAGCATGGCGACCAAGATCTGTGTCGCCTGTGGTATCGAGAAGCCTACGACGGACTTCTACGCTGACAAGCGCCTCGCCAAGGGTGTGCAATGTCGGTGCAAGATGTGCATGAGTGACTACGGCAAGGAACGATACAAGATCAATCCGGCGCCTCAACAGAGAAACAACATCACTCGCTACGGGATCACCATGGAGCGATACGATGAGATGTTCGAAGCGCAAGGTGGGGTCTGTGCCTCCTGCGGACAACCCGAGACCGCTACTCGTAAGGGTGTGGTGATCCGTATGGCCATCGATCATGACCACTCGTGCTGCCCCGGTGGTAAGGCCTGCGGTGATTGTGTTCGAGGCCTCCTCTGTGCGAACTGTAACCACATGATCGGAAACGCTGAGGACGACACTGATCGTCTCATTGAGGCAGTACGCTACCTAGAAGGATGGGGATCGTAAGTGGCAAGCCGTTATGACATTCCCGAGGCGATGTATGCCAAGGTTCGAGGCCTCGATGCCTTCCGTGCCCACCAGCTTGCCATCCTCGCCGTCCAGCAGGCTCGCCTCAACGCTCCCAAGGGCTACCTCGCTGTGGGTGAGTCCGGCATGGCCAGCCGCCTTATGCCGTACTCAGGTAGAGGCTACTTCGGCATCCGGTGGGTCGACCAGTACGCCTGGTTCCAAGAGCACGGGGCACAGCCCTTCACGATGTCGAACCTGGCGGGTAAGACCATCCCCATGTGGATCAAGGACCAGACCGGCAGCGAGCGCATCAAGAACCCGAAGGCTGAGACCCGAGTGCGCCCGGACGGAGTGGTCGAGGTACTGATCTTCCGTCGTGCCGCCGCCAAGGGACAGCGCAAGGTCATCACCACCAAGTACGGGAACAAGCGCATCGTCCCCGCCTCCTACCCTGGCGCTCCCGGTCGCATCGCTCTTCGAGAAGCTCGACACCCGTACACGTCGCCGGGCAAGGCAGCCGGTGCCATCTCGTCACCGAACGTCGGTGTCCGCTGGCGCAACCCCGGACTCAATGGACTCCACTTCATGCAACACGGCATTCAGACGGCGGCACTCGGTGCGGGTCTCATCATCACCAAGATCATCGCCAAGCACCCGAGCGGACAAGAGGAGCTAATCGCCTAATGTATATGAAGGAGCTTGTCACTCTACTGACGCAGGCAGTGCGACTCACGTTCGACTCCAACTTCCCGGTCCCCGAGTTTCAGAACATCCATATCTCCCCGGAGTTCCCGATCCTCCGAGAGAACTACCCGGCCATTTGGGTCGACTTCGAACCGACCCTCCCCGTCCAGACGGCGGGTATCGGTGACGTGTACCTGTACACACCACCCGACGAGAACAATGTCGTGCATCAGTACAAGAAGTGGCTCTTTCAGGGGTACGCCACATTCACCATCATGGCGTTGACCTCACTCGAACGAGACCGCCTCTTCGATGAGGTGGTCAAGATGATTGCCTTCTCCCAGTTGAACCCTCTGTACTTCAGGTTCCGCCAGACCATCGAGGACAACCCGTGGATCGCCGCTCAGATCGACTTCGACCAGATCGCTCAGCGAGGGAAGTCGGCCACCTCAGGTACCCCATGGGGTTCTGACGACATCCTCTACGAGATCACCACGGCCTCAGCGGTCATCGGTGAGTTCGCCTCAGATCTCTCGACAGGCGAGTTCGTCCTCCTCGAACACGTCCAGTGGGTCGCCACCGTCGAGGACAGCTACGGAAACCCGACCGGCCCGACCACCACCTTCCAGTACCCGAACCCGTAATGACCTACAAAGTGACCGTCTCAGACGAGCCAACTACGAAGCTCCTACTCGATGCCACAGAGGTCACGGATCTCACCCTCAAGGACGAGGACAACACTGTGGCGCTCTCTCAGACGACTCCCTAAGGAATGTAATGGCTACCTACAAAGCAGGCACTCTCGTCAAGGTCACGTCCAACTTCGTGGACACGGACACCAACGACTACATCGACCCGACCCACGTTATCCTCAAGTTCACCCAGGAAGGCCTAGCCATCCCGGTCATCTACGTGTACGAGAGTGGCTCCGGCGCCCAGTTCGTGACCAACCCCTCGATCTCGAATCCGACCAACGATGTGTCTCTCTGGACCCTCTCCGGGGGTGCTCACTTCATCACCAAGGTGGCCACCGGCCTCTACACCGCCCTACTCGATACGACCGCCCTGCCTGCCCTCTGGACCTACGAATGGATCGGCAATGGAGCCGTGGGACAGTCGATTGACTTCAACACGTTCCTCGTAGTTGCTGCCGCTCTCTAGATCTGGTCCTGTCAATCAGGCTCACAGTCCTCCGAAGAGGTGAGCAAGGAGTTTCTTCGATATGACGCTACCCAACTTCAGCGAATACGTGGTTCCTGGCACGTACTGGGAGGCGACACCAAGTCCGGTGGCGCCCCAATCTCTGTACACCGTCAACCAGGTCGCCCTCGTAGGCCCAGGCATCGGCTACCGCACGTTCGCTGAGAACGTGCAGTTCGATAGCACGACCCCCGTCGACCTGACGCAGTTGGGCATCAACGCCGACTCTGTGGTCGTGACCTCCCTCGACGGTACCCAGGTAGGCGTCGTCAACACCGACTACCTCCTCGTAACCACCGACGCTACGGATGGCCATTCCCAGGACACCACAACCACGATCACCTGGGGTTCCGGCTCGACTGTCTTCACCGACACTCAGACCGTCCGGGTCTCCTACCAGTACACCGACTACGACTACCTCACGCCTTCGATCTGCACCAACCTTGCTCAGGTGCAGTCGCTCTACGGCAACGGCATCGACATCGTGACTGGTGAGATCACCTCCCCGATCTCTTTGGCTGCTCAGTTCGCCTTCACCAACGGTGCACAGACCCTCGTGCTCGTCGCCACGCCGAACGCCACGGTCCTACGAGCCGACCTGACGGACGCCTACGCCTTCCTCGAAGTCCTCACGAATGTCAACCTCGTGGTCCCGCTGCCGGTCAACCTAGCTACCGAGGATGCCATCAACGTCGGTCAGGATCTTGCCACCTTCTTGCTCAATGACGAGAATCAGAATGACATCCTCCGAGTCGGCCTCCTGGGCTTCGAGGTTGGCACCGACACGGATTTCGCTCCCGATACGATTGCCGACGCCATCGACTACAAGAGAGTAGTCGAGGCGTGGCCATTCGCCATGAACTACTACAACGGATACACCAACTCGACACTCGTCGTAGGTGGCTACTATCTTGCCGCTGCCTATGCCGGTATCTTCGCTGGCAACCTGCCTCAGCAGGGCCTCACTCGTCGCAACATCAAGAACTTCACGGGCATCCCGTCGAACGTATTCCAGACGATGACGACTGCCCTCAAGAACCAGTACGGCGCCGCAGGCGTGGCCGTGGCCGAGATCTCCCGAGCCGGTGTGCTCTGGTGTCGACACGGTACCACCACCGACCCGTCCTCGATCTACAACCAGGAGGCCTCGCTCGTTCGTGAGCAGGACGCCATGGTCGAGCTTCTCGAAGGCGCTGTCGAGCAGGCTGCCCTCATCGGTAACCCGATCGATGAGAACACCATCGTCAACCTTCAGGCCCTCACGATCGGCATCTTGGAGCAGTGCGTCCAGCTTGGCATCATCGAGAGCTACCAGGGTGTCGTCGCTCAGCAGTTGAACAGCTTGCCGACGACCATTCAGGTCACCTTCCAGTGGCAGCCTAGCTACCCGCTCAACTACGTGACCTTCATCTTCTCCGTCAACACCACAACCGGCGCTGTGTCTGCGGGCACCGCAACCGGTCAGACATCGTAAAGGTTAGAGCATGGCTAAGACTCAAGTCAGAGTAGTCGGTTCCGGCTTCTCGACCTTCATCTACAACAACCAGTCCCTTGCATGGCTAGAGTCCATCACTGACTCCGGCCAGACAGTCATGGGCGGTGGCGGTGGATGGGAGCCGATCCAGCCTCTTGGCTTGAACTACGCAGCCGAGATCGTCACGGGTCGAGTGCTGAACCCCGGCTCGATCAACATCGTCGTCCGTGAGCTTTGGAACGCAAAGGCCTGGGAGCAGCTTCAGGGCCTAGCTGGCACGAACAACCTCGCTGATGTCTTCGCCGCCATGGCCGCACAGGGCACCATCACCTGTCAGTTCATCATCAAGCCGCCCGGTCAGTCGACCTGGCGTGGCGAGGTGTACAACAACTGCACCGTCGTCTCTATCGATGACACCGAGAGCGTGCAGGTCGGTAGCTTGTCTGTCGCTCGACAGATCGGCCTGCTCTACACGACCAAGACCCCGTTCGTCGGGGCAGGACTCAACCCCGTAACGTAAGCTCCCTAGAGAGGACACCACATGCCTGAGGACACCGAAGTACCCGAGGACGAGGTATTCGTACCACCAGCCGTTGTCGATCCCACATCTACCGACCCTAGCGTTGAGCCAAGCTCCGCACCAACGGGCGAACCAACCGGGACGGACGACGAGGAAGTGGCACTGCCAGAGTTTGACCCGAAGTACCGCCTTGCGTTCGAGGGCCTTCTCTTCATTGGGAAGGTCAGTCGGACGTTCAAGTGGTTGGGTCACACCTTCGTCATCCGCACACCACGGATTGATGAGATCCTAGAGATCGGCCAGCTTCACGAGCCATACAACACTAGCGTGGCTGACGTGAAGGCGTACCAAACCCTTCTGCTCGCCGCCATCGTTGAGACGGTCGACGGGCAACCCCTACCCATCCCGATCAGCGACGACGTGTCGTTGATCCAGTCGAAGTTCGACTACATCAAGCGACACTGGTACCCATGGACATTGGACAAGCTCTACGAAGAGTATCTCCTCCTCGACGCCGGGGTGAAGGCCGTCCACGATGCACTGGGAAAAGCGTAGGGGTCGAGGGTATCGACCCCTGGGTTGAGCAGATGATCCGCCTGGCGGATCGTCAGGGTGTGTTGCAGGGTCGCTCGCTCTCCACGGTACAGCAGTTCGCCAACACGGTCATGATCCACTTGGACTCGAAGGCCGATATGGAAGGCCGCATCGACGCACTCAAGAACGTCCTCATCTCGGAGGACCCGATTGGTCTCGCTCCCGAGATGTACCCCGACCTCTTCCCGCCCGACGACTTGGCGGATCTCGAAGAGGTGCCGGACGAGGCAGCCCTCGTGGTCAAGAACATGATAAAGGACGAGGATGTCGAGGACTTCCTCGCCTCGATGGGTGTCCACGTACCGGACCGGCACCGATGACCGCCGTCCTCTACGGAGACCCCGTGCTGCGAGAGCAGGCTGTCCCCGTAGTAGAGATCGACGCCGAGGTGCACCGGGTCAACGACCTCATGCTGTCGACCCTCGAATCCTACGGCGACCATGCTGCTGCTATCGCTGCCAACCAGGTGGGCTTCTCCGTGGCGATGTTCGTCTACTGGGACCCCGCCACGCACGAGCCGATCACCGTCATAAACCCACATCTCGACGTGAAGCTCGGAGGAAAGTGGGATTACACCGAGGGGTGCCTCAGCCTGCCGGGGGTCTACGCAGGCGTCGTGCGCCCGAACCACGTTCTCCTCACGGGGCAGGATCTCGACGGTCGTGACCTCCGCATCGAGGCCACCGAGTTCCTCGGTCGTGTCTTCCAGCACGAGTATGACCACCTACAGGGGAAGCTCTTCATCGACAAGCTACCACCGGGCAAGAAGAAGGACGCTGCCCTACGAACACTAAGAAGCGCCCATGCCTGATCCCCAGTACCCATCCGCCTCTGGCCCCACTCCTTCTCCGTTCAACCGGGGGCCGATGACTTCGGTCGAGGGAGACTACGCACCTCCGGCACCTGGCTCGCCACAGGGCATCCCTAGTTCCTTCGGCGGCAACGTCGACCTCGCCTCTGCATTCGAGGGCACGCTGTCGGACATGCGAGCCGTCGCACAGCAGACAATCAAGACCCTCTCGGACATCGGCATCATGGCGCAGCGAGTCTCCTCGATGCTCGGCGGTACGGACAAGGGCTTCGAGGCCGCACCTCCGGTCCCGAACAATGTCCCCCAACTCTTCGGGTCGAACACCACCTCAGCCAACGTAGCTGCCGCCATCTCGCAGGCGACTGGTGCGAGCTACGGCTCTGCTGCCAACGCAACGCCTCAGTTCAACCCTTCGTTCGGATCGATGCCACCGGAGATGACCAACCCGTCCTTCACCTCGATTCAGAGCAGCATGGGTGGGCCTACTGCTGCTCCTGTTCCCAACCAGGTCCCCGCATCTCCTGCCGACAACCCATCATGGCAACCCGCAGCACCTCCCGAGATCGGCAACGATAAGACCCTCGAACGACTCAGGAACATCACCTCGAACGTGCTCGGTGTCGAGGCCGTCGAGAACCGTGGTGGCCAGCAGGCTCACGAGGTTCAGTCTCTCTCGCAGCACCCGAGCGTGCGTGGCATCACTCAGTCCCTCGCTCAGCGACTTCAGAAGACGCTCCCGACCAGCTATACGAGCAAGTACCAGAGGACTCCGTGGGAGGAGATGACTAAGGAGCAGCAGGCTCCTTACACGACCAAGTACCTTGCCGGAGACATGTCGAAGGAAGAATACGAACTCGCCAAGGCTGGTGGTATGGTCTCAGACGCAAGAGGCTTGGGCGCCGGTCTTAGTACACTAGCGGAGGGTGGCGGTGCCGCTGATGCTATAGGAGCTACGCTCGGCGGTGGAGTCATGGCTGGCGTGGGGATAGCTGCGATTCCTGTCACTGCCGCCGTCCTGGGATTGCACGAGATGGAATCACAGCGTGCGACCAATGCCGCCATCCAGTCTCAGATCGGCGGCTCAAACTTCTCCGCCTATGGCACTCGTGCTCAGGGTCTCGGATTCGGTCTAACCCAAATGGGAACCATGAGTATGGGCATGGCTAACCAAGCATTCTCGGGGGTTACCGATCTCGGACTGCAAGGTGGAGATAGGTCTAACGCACTCAACTTCATTACATCAAACTACTCTAGTATGGGTATGAGTATTGCCGACTCACTGGCTCTCGTGAGCACATCGGTGAAGGCTGGTAACGCTAACCTGTCAGCCTTGGCTGCTACTCTCGATGCCGTCACCAACAGCGCCGCCGCAGCTTCGGTCAACACCGAGCAGGCTCGTCAGAACTTCTCTGCTATGTACTCCACTGGGATTGCTTCGGGTATGTCGACACAGGGTGCGGCTAGCCTTGCCGGTGGGGCACAGATGATGACGAACGCACTCGGCAAGAGCGGGGCCGGTGTCCAGTTCGGACTTGCTTCGAACGCACAGGCAGCAGCCTCTATTGGGGTCTCGCTTGCGACCTACGAGAACAAGATCGCTAGTGATCCATCAGGTGCGTATGCATCCCGTGCACAGGCCACCGTAGAACAGCAGAGGCTCGGTGTATTCGGAGCGGGTATTCCCAACGTGCAGCACTTGGCTTCGATGGCTCTCAAGAACCAGTCAGGAGTGCACAGTGAGTTCGCTACACAGTCAAGGAATGCCGGAGTTCTAGATGAGATGCTCCCCGGCATTCTCAACGCTGCTGGGATCTCGACTCAGGGAGTCAGTCTCAATGGTCAGTGGGATGCTTATGCCATGCTCAAGGCCAACCCCAACTCTCTTCCGACCTATGTGAACAAGAATAACGCTGAGACATCCATCAACCAGCAGATCGCCGGTCTGCGACCTGGCAACCGCCAAGCCGGAGACATGACCGGTACATGGTCTTCGATGACTCGTAACCATCAGCTATCAGGTGCGCAGTCTAACATCGATAACTATATCCAGACTCACCATGTCAACTCTGCGGGGGCAGGCATTGCTGCATCCCTATTGGCTCACGGCTCGAAAGACTTCGTATCTGGTTCCGGCTTCGGGGTCACGGGTAATGACAAAGAATCCGTACTGGCCGCTCTCGGAGATCCCCGCACCGCTGCACTCATCATGGCGGGTAAGGGCACCATCAATGGACAGTCGGTATCGAAGTGGGCTGCCCAACACAAGACCTCCCTCACTCCCAAGAGTAGTACATCCAGTAACAAGAAGGGCGACGGTACCGTCACCATCAGCCTCACCCCGGCAGCCGCTCAGTTGGTGCAAGTTGCGACCTCTGGCGCTGCACAGATCGGCAACAACTACGGCACCATCAACACTCCGCCGACCGGAGTCACTCCTTACCAGAATGCCTTCTCGGGCGGATAGTCATGAGCTACGGAAGCCTCGCAGGAGTCCCATTCGATCTAGACCCCGAGTCGATCGCATACCACTTCGACATCAAGGCCTCGGCCACGAATACGGTCGGCGGTCGAGTGGTGCAGGTCTTCGGTACCAAGATCTCCGACCTCTTCGTCACCGGCTCGTTTGGCCTCGGTGGGTGGGAGGCACAGTTGGCCTTCTTGGAGAGAATGACCTCCTTGATGCAGGGTCAAGAAGGCTCACTCGGGCCGTCCGGCTTCTGGAAGGAAGCTACACCCGTCACCTTCTCGTACCCTCCTCGTGGCTGGGACTTCGAGGTCTTCGTGCTGGCCTACACGCAGCCGGGAGGCAACTCTTCGATCATCCTCGACAACGAGATCATCAACCCGCAATGGACGCTCGACCTGTTCATCGTGAACGACAACGGTGGCCTTAGTGTTGAGCAGGACGCAGCCATGGCGTCGTACCTCAACCGGCTGGCCAACGGTATCGGCTGGACCCCGAATGTCTACAACAACGTGCTGCTAGGCGAGGGTGGTGGCAACGTAAACACCCCGACCCCAACTAAGCCTGCCGGTGACCTCATCGGTCGAGGCGAGACAGGACCAAGATAGTGAGCATTCCCGACTGGGGATCTGACACGCAGATCTCCCTCCCCACAGTACCGAGTGCATCGCAGCCCGTGCTAGTAGACCTAGGTGGGTCTGGCTTCGGCTTCACTGCCGGAGGGATCTGTCACACCATCACCGCCGACCAACTCGAAGAGTTGCAGCAGCCGACCTTCGCTCCCCTTCTGGATGTGACGACTAATGGCTGACGACGGTAGAGGTCTCTTCATAGCGCCGGGCTTCGGCAACGCAGCCTTCTACGTGATCCATGTCGCCTATGGCGTGGCCGCTAGCGTTCAGGAGGCCGAGTCCGCACACCAGAGGACTGCCTACTTCCACAATGTCTACGCTGACAACTTCGTCGTCTCGATGCAGTTCGACTCGTGGGAGAACTACAACGCTGCCGCCAACTGGTTCAGCGACTTCATGCTCGCTGCCTCGACTGCCGATGGTGCGATCTCACCGATGACCGTCGTCGTTCCGTCACGTGGCTTCGTCGGTGTCGGCATCCCCGAGACCGGAGTGTCCTTCGGTGACCACGTGCCCGCCATCACGTACCCCATGACCGTGAGCTTCGTCAGCGCCATCGACGCTCTCGCTCCGACCGAAGTCTCATGGGTGCCCCCGGCGAACCCCGGCCCGGCCAACTCAAGCTTCTACCCCCTCGACAACGGCGCATCACCCTACTACGACTCAGTGCTCTTCGACGCCCCTCCGGCGCCAGTGACCGTCAATCCGACGTCAAGTCCCACGCAGTGAGGCCTGCCTAAGCCATGTCGACCCTCGTCCCTAAGCTCTGTTGGAAGTGCAAGCAAGAGAAGCCGTTGACTGAGTTCGGCAAAGATAAGAGTCGTCCTGATGGTTTAAACAATCGTTGCTTGCCGTGCAGTCGAGCCTACTGTAATGAGTACGCTCGCAAGAATCCCGAAGGCGTTCTCAGGCGCAGCCTACGCCAGCACGGCATAACTCTCGAACAATACAACGAGATGATCGAGAGGCAGCATGGCCTATGTGCGTCCTGCGGAAACCCTGAACCAACGGAGAAACGATTGCAGGTCGATCACGATCACGATTGCTGTCCTGGCACCTTCTCGTGTGGTCAGTGCATCAGAGCACTCGTCTGCTCTCGTTGCAACAAGACGATGGGAGATGCACATGACTCCATAGTGGTATTGCGTCAGTGCATTGCCTACCTCGAAAGGTGGGAATCCTAGTGTCCACGTTGTTGTACAACCCCGGCATCCGCATCTCGATCGACTGTCGCTCGACCGGCACCATCATCGATGTCACTGACGACATCGAGTCCGGCTCGATGACTCTCAACGAGAACCAGATGCACAGCCTGAACTTCACACTGAGCAGTCGAGGCGGCAAGTACGTCGGTATCTTCACGCCGAACGATCGAGTCGTCGTGCAGATGAAGAGGGTGACGTGGATGCAGACCTTCTCCGGCTACCTCAATGCCGTGCCCTACTTCTCGACCTTCAACTGTTCGGTGAACCTCTCGGCCTCGTGCACGATGAAGAGGATCTACTACCATTTTTGGGACCCCGGTCTAGCTGCCTCGATCAACTTGCTCATCTCGTCCCTCAGCAACCAGTCCTCCACGCCGGACGCCGGTATGACTTCAGTCATCATCGCCCTCCTCACGAAGGTGATCGGATGGGAGGCTAACCTGATCCACATCGGCGTCATCCCTTCCGACTTCTTGTCGAGGATCTCGAACATCTGGTCTGAGGTCGAGCCGTCAATCTCACAAAGCATCAACAACCTTGGTGGCCTCATCATCGGTGGCACCTTCGGTACGAACGTCGGCTCGTCGGTAGCCCCGACCCTCAATGACAACTCCGCTCCTCCCGGTACCGAGCTTCCTTACCTATCTGGTACGGCGCAGATCAACCCGGCCCTCGGTCAGTGGGACGCCTCCCTGCACTGGGGCTACATGGCTCCTGGCGTCTCCCCGACAGAGCAGAAGACTGCGGAGGACTACCTCAGGGGTGCGGACGGTCAGGGCCAGCGTCTACTCGTCGCTAACGCCAGGACAGGCAAGTGCATCTGTGTCTCTACCAAGGGTGGCTTCATGGACAAGAGCCAGCCGCAGGGGGCCATCAATCTCTCTGCCGCCGCTATGACTGCTCTCGGGATCTCAGGAGACTCGGGTCAGATCGCTATCGCCTGGGCACCGGTCAAGCCCGCCACCGCATTTGGACCGTTCGATGTCCCCGCTCCGCCGAACTCGGTGCAAACGAATGGCGCTTCGCAGTCAGGTCTATGGACCGCTGGGGATGGCCAGTTGCTACAGGGTAACTGGGACCCGACACCCGCCCCGGACTACGTTGGTGCCGAGCTAGTTGGCTACCGCTCACTCATGAATGACACCCCCATCATGAACACGATCCAGTCGGCCTGCAACACCGCCCTCCGCAACTTCTGCTCGGCTCCCAACGGGGACTTCATCTCGTGGTTCCCCGACTACTTCGGGGTCTATGGGACAGCCGCCGTCTGGAACCTTGAGACCATCGAGCTTCAGGACTTCGTAATCACGTGGACGGACCAGACGCTTGTCACCCACCAGTTCTCTGTCGGCTCGACGGTCAGTGGTGTCGACTCGGGCGAGGACCCGTCCGCAGAGGGTGGCACCGTGCAGGCCTACAACATGTACAACTCCTACGGTGTCGCCACGATCCAGATCCCGAACCTCTTCCAAGCTCTCTTCAACACGGGCGACGGAGACGCAGGTCTCTTCGGTGCCGATGCCTATCAGCAGATCATGCAGCAGTTCGGCGCCCGACCGCAGTTCTCTCAGATCCCGTGGGTCGCTCAGGGCGAGATCGAGTTCTGGTACGCCGTCCACCAGTGGATGCTCAGTTGGTCGCAGCAGTTCGTAGCTGAGGTCCCGATCACCTTCATGCCCGAACTCTTCCCCGGCATGTTGCTCCGCATCCACGAGTTCGGCTTCCAAGCGTACATCTCCTCGGTCACCCACTCGTGGAACCTTATGGACGGTGCGGGCTTCTCGACCACGGTAGGCATCATGGCTCCGTCGTCCTTCGGCACCGATGGTAGCGGCGGTCTGCTAGGGCTTGCGAAGACGGGCGCTGCGTAATGACAGGTAGAGACCCCTCCTTCGGATCGCTCGGCTTCCATCAGTTGCTCTTCACCATCGAGGAGATCTCCAACGGCTACGCCTACGGCACCGACCAGTTCCTAGTGAGCCGACAGATCCCCATCGCCGTGCAGCGGGCTAAGGGTGCTGCTCCCTCGGTAGGTGAGCAGTGGCTCATCACGAAGGATCTCGGACCGTGGACCTTCGCCGCCATCATGAACAACCCCGGTAGTGCTGGTCAGCTTCCTGACTACACCTCCCCAGGCCACGGCATCGCTCTCATTGATGATTCCCCTCACTCTGGTGGTCCCGTTCTAGACGGGATAACGTATCCTACCTCTGGTATTCTCATTGAGGAACTCGGCAGCGCTGATATCACAATCCAAACAGCCAGCGACGGTGCTGGATCATATGACTTGGGCAACATCCATCTGAACAGCGGCCTCGATGTCAACATCGACGCCGCAGCTAATGTGAGCATCGATGGTGCTGAGGTTCTATCGATTCTTCAGTCTGGCAGTGGGTCGTTTGATGTCTTGTATATCACGGCTAATGGGCGAGAGGGGATGTATCTCAGTGCTTCGAATGGAAGCATTGATATTGAGACCACTGGATCTGGTGATAGCATCCTACTTCATAGTTCATACGGTGGGGTTTCTTCAGCTATCTCCGTGCAGAGTGGAGGTGGGATCTCTATAGCTGCTGGTACTGGTACTCTGTCCACGGAAACTGGGGTATTCATCGACGGCACCACCGGGATGGATATCTTCGGCACCATCTACTTGGGGACGGCCCATCTGTCAGCCTGGTCCACGCCGGGGAAAGTTCATATCGGAACGACTACCAGTGATAAGGTTGGGTTCTTCTCCGCTACCCCCATCACCCGACCTACGGTAACGGGATCTCGTGGTGGCAACGCTGCCCTGGCCTCCCTCCTGACCGCCCTGGCGAACCTCGGTCTCATCGTGGACTCATCCACCTAACCCTCCAAGACCTCTTCTGAGACCACCTAATAAACGAGATCAATCATGAGAACAGTCGACTACGAAGTCTATCTCATCACTGCACCAGGATACTGGTACGTGGGATCTACCACTCGTGGCGCTCAACGTCGGTTCAAGGAGCACCTGAGCGGAGCGAACAGTCACGCACCACGACTGACGGCCAAAGTGAGGAGTCTAGGGCAGAACGCTTTCCAACAGATCATAGTAGAAGCTGGATATGGCGACCCCATCGAAGCTGAACGACGCTGGTATGACTTCTACATAACCCATGACGCACGACATACCTTGAACAGTCGCCCGCCTGGCGGGTGGCCCGACAACCTTGGTCGAGTACGTCCCGAGCGGGAACGAGCCAAGATCAGCGCCTCTATGAAGGGGCGCCAACAGACAGCAGAGCACAAAGCGAACGTCAGAGCGGCGCTCGTGGGCAAGACGACCGGTCGCCCGAAGGGATACCGACATACAGCAGCCTCCAAAGCCAAGATGAGCGCAGCGATGCAATCACTATCCGTCGAATGCGAATGCGGAATGCGATCCCGGCCCGGACCCCTTGGACAACACATCAGAGCAACTGGTCACCAAAGGAAGATATGAACACACTAGTAGTGCAGAACGGAGATCTCGTCTTGGCTAATGGTGCCTTCTCGACCGTTACGGGACCTGCTAAAGTGGAACAAGACATCGAGATCGCCACTCTCACCCCCTACGGATCTGATCGCTTCCACCCCCGCTATGGGAGTGTGTTCGCCAACTACATCGGCACGGCCTCGAACCCCTCGACCGCCACTTTCATCAGGACCGAGATGCTCAGGGTCATCAGGAACTACATGGCGGTTCAGCTAAGCAAGGTCAAGGCTGCCTCGCAGAAGGGACAGGCGTCACCGTTCTCTCAGGGAGAGCTTGTCTCATCGATTGGAGACATCAACGTCCAGCAGCAGCTTGACCGCTTCCAGGTCACCGCTTCCGTCAATACGGCATCCGGCCAGCAGGTCAATGTCTCTACCTCTACTACAGCGTAAGGATCACCATGGCCTCCCAAAGTGACATCGTGACGCAGATGCTTGCGGGTCTTGCCGTCTCGCTACCTGCCCTCGATGCCTCGATCGGCTCCCCTGTGCGCTCGATCATCGATGTCGTGGCAGAGGCAGTGGCCGAGGCCTACGCCGACCAGTACATCCTGTCGTACCAGTACGACATCTACTCGAAGAGCGGAGCGGACCTCGACAACTACGTGGCCCAGTTCGGCTTCAACCGCCTCCCCGGCGTCCGAGCTACCGGCTCGATCACCTTCTCTCGCACCAGCCCGGCCACCGCCGACATCTACATCCCGGCTGCCACTCAGCTTGCCGACAGCAGCACCCCTCCGAACCTCTTCAACACCCTCACGCCCGTGATCCTGGCGCAGGGCACCACTTCCTGTTCTGTGCCCGTACAGGCGAACGTGGCGGGCACTGCGGGCAATGTAGCGGCGTCCACCATCGTGAACGTCACCACCAACGCCTCTGGCTTCTCATCCGTCACCAACCCCTCCGGCCTCACGGGCGGTGCTGACCCCGAGAGCGACGACCAGCTACGTGGCCGCTTCCTCGCCACCGTCTTCCGCAACATGGCGGGCACCGAGCCGATGTTCCTCGGCGTGGCCCTCGAAGACCCGGACGTAACCAAGGCTAACGTCATCGGTGCGCAAAAGACCTACAACGAGATCATCCAGATCGTCTCGGGTGGCGCTCTCTCGTCGGTGCAGGACTTCTCATACCTGTACCCAGGTACTAGCGTCCTTGGTGTCGACATCTTCAACGGCGATATCGTATCTCCGACTGGCGACTACACACTCGAATCCGTACTGGTCGACCCAACGACCTTCGGTCTCGCAGCAGTGCAGGGCGACTCCGGTCTCTACCCGAACTTCGGCACAGCCCACTACTCGATCGTCGCCAACACCGCCGCAGGCTCGTCCCTCCCGTGCGGGCAGGTTACGGCAGCCACGGACGGCAGCAGCATCAACTCCTTCAGCCTGACGTGGAGCAACCCCAACCCAGGCGCCATCGTCAGTTGGGACATCTACTTCGCTGAGAACAGCACTTCGGTACAGTACCTCACCACGGTCGACGGCACGGCTACTTCGTACCTAGATACCGGCAGCATTACGGCCAACGGCACCCCTCCGGCAGCGAACAACGCATGGACACCTCCGTACCTCGCCGTGCTCAACGACACGGTAGTGCCGGACGGCATCTACCAGCTTCAGTACGACTACCTCCCTAACTGCTCTCGTAACGATCCGCTCAACGGCATCACGAACCGAGTCGACATCTACGTCAACAACACCCGAGCCGTCGAGGTCGTGCAGGACACGCAGTGGAGCGACTCCCTCGTCTTCACTCACAACTCCGGCGACTTCTACGATGTCACCAACTGGTCTCGCTTCGACGGCCTCCCTCCGGCCCCCGGCAACTTCTTCATCCCTCTGGCCTTCGTCCCCGTGCTCGACTACGGCGAAGTCTTCAACGGCGGCAGCGGTACCATCCTCATCGGCACTTACACCTACCTAGAGAACGTCGACTACTGGGGTGTCAACAACACGAGCGCCTTCGGCCTTAGCCCGTTGTCTCTCGGTGGCATCGAGTGGCTGTCCACTGACTCACCTATCCCGTCCGTTGGTGATGCGATGACGCTCACCTACGACTTCAACCAGATCCCGCAGTCGGTACAGGCAGCCATTGCCGCCTGGTCACTCGTGACCACCGACGTGCAGGTCCACCAGGCCAAGGTGCTCGACCTCAACGTCTACCTCGGTCTCATCATGTCGACTACGACATACTCGCAGGCGACCGTGCTCTCGCAGATCGAGGCGGCGCTCTCGAACTACTTCAACTCCGTCACGTTCGATGGCGTCGTGCAGATCTCGGAAGTCATCTCGATCGTCCAGAACCTACCGGGCGTCGTCGCCGTCCGTGTGCTCACGTCGGCAGACGACACGTCCAACACCTACCCAACCAACCCTCAGTACGATGCGACCAACTACGCCATCCAGTCCGTCAACGTCGACAACAATGTCCTCTCGACCTATGCCACCTATGACGGCTCTGTCTTCCGTGCCATCGACATCCCCCTCAGTGACGACACTCTAGCCGTGCTCAACAACGTCTACATCAACTTCTTCGCTCAGAACACGTTCGGTTCGGTGTAGTCCGTGACGACCGTCTACACGACTGCGGGAGGGGCATCATTCAACCTGCCGCCGCTTCTGTCTCCCGCTCCGGCGACAGATCCGGCTTCGTTGTTGACCCTTCAGTCTCCTCCGACAGCACCGACCGCCGACAACATCACGGTAGTCACTAGCCCTCTCAACATCCCACCGGGGATCATGACCCGGCTGCGCAACTTCCCCGAAGAGGTCTACACCCTCCTCCCGACCGACAACCTCACCAAGCTCCTCAAGGTGCTCCTCGGTGACGCCGGAGCCGGACAGCTTCGCAAGTTCTCGAACCAGGCCCGCCTTGGTGCCTACCTTCAGGGTGCCAACTTCTATGACCTCGACAACTTCTACGGCGCTCTATTCAACATCACCCGCACCGCCAGCGAGAAGCTTCCGGTCAACCCGTACACCGACCTCGCCACTGCCGACACGTGGGCGTCCGTCCGAGCCTTCGACGCCAGCTTCCGCTCTCGCATCGACCAGCTTGGCAAAGCCATCACCTTCGGCCCGTCTGCCATCGGCATGGAGCTTGTGGCAGAGGCCATCCTTCAGGTACCTTGCTCGATCTATGAGTCGTGGCGCCTGGCCGACATCGGCGCTGGCACATGGGCTGCTCTTGAGACCTACGACTGGTCGGCGCTCGAAGACTACACATGGGCCGAGCTAGAGTCACTCTCTGCTACCGGCACGGCGGGCTACACGAACCGACGAGTCTTCACCGTGGTGCCCCACCGTCCGATCACGCCGGAGGAGGACTTCGCCCTCCGCAAGGTGCTCAACATCCTCAAGCCGGTCGACGCCGTGCTGCTCATCGATGACGCTGGCTTCTCGACGGCGACCCCGATCACTCTTCGAGGCGTGTACGCTGACAGCACCTACTGGGACCTGATCCAAGGTGTCATCCCGAACCCGGCTTACTCCGACTTCTACAAGCTCGACCCCGAGGTGCTACCGGGTGGATTCCGAGAGGTGCTTCGCCCGAGCTTCACCGAGTACCAGGGAGAGCAGATCACCTACGGCGCCGACATCATCGGCGTAAGTGCATACGACCGTGATGAGGCTGGCAACATCACGGCCAACCAGGTCATCGATGCCTACACCTTCCAAGATGGGTCGACCCTCTACTACCCACCGTCCCTCGGTATCGCTCCACGCTTCTTCTCGCTCTCGGGCCGCTACGTGTCCGACGCCATCCTTCAGGGTGCACCGTACTCGAACGACCCGAGCAATACCCCCAACGGCGTCGACAACCCACTCATGGATCTCTACGTCGATGGACAGCCGATCGACAGTCTCATCACAGCGCTCAACGTGCCGGGCAACGTCAACGCCCTCGGCATCAACGCACCTGGCCAGCGGTTCTGGTCAACCCCGCCTCGACTCGCCTCTGACGACACGATCGAGGTTCTCGACATTCATCTCGTCGCCGCTCGACTCGTCAACAGCCTGGCCTTCGCCATCGCCCACTACCCTCAGTTGGCTCAGATCGAGACCTTCGATCCGAGCACCGGTCAATGGAACACGATCTGGTCGCAGAAGATCTACGACTCAGTGCCTTCCGTGCTGCCCATTGCCGACACTGTGCTGCACGAGCATCCGCAGCACCCGACCGAGAACTGGGACACCTTCACCCTCAACATCCCGCCGACAGTGATGAGCGAGATCCGCATCGTCCTTCAGCGCATCCCGAACGGCAGGCCTCCGGTCACGACCGTCATCTCGACCTCACCGTCTATCGGCAACAACCCCACGGTCATCTCGACTCAGGTCCCCTACTCGCTCGGCGTCGAGAACTTCGCACTGGGCTACAACATCTCCCAGGAGTCTGACCTCCCGGCACAGAACATTACGACGACCGATGCTCTCGGTTCCCAGGTGCAGTTCATCCCTCGCTTCGAGGTGGCCGACAACGCCATCAACGGTGGCGATATCCCATGGCGTTGTGCACCGCAGCCGACCGCCGACTCTGTAGTCAACTTCTATGTCGACACCCGAGATGCCCAAGGCAATGCTCAACTCATCAACCAGATCTACGTCGACCCGCTCTTCCTCGGTCCGCACGCCACGCTGTACTTCTCCAACGACAACACGGCCACCCTCGGCTTCCCGGCTGAGGCGACCTACATCCTCCCTCCCAACCTCATCCTCTCTCAGGATGGTGGGATCTACCCGTCCGGCATCGCTATGCCATACCTTGTTGGCTTCGTCTTCGACTCGGTTACGCCGTCCGCTGTCGCCATCGAGAACCTCGCCGTCCAGTACACCCCATCAGAGAGTTGGTGGATGTCGGTCGAGCTTCGACCGAACTTCTCTTCGATCGAATCCAACAGCCAGGTCATCGCAGACCTCGGCAATGGCATCTCGCTCTATCTCAAGGCAGACGGTGGACATGGCTACCTCGGGCTGACCTACAACGACTACATCGATGAGCTTGATGTCACCAACATCTCGTACTCGACCGGCCAGACGATCGTCGCTACCGTTGCCTACTTCGCTGAGGCGACCAACGAGTTCGCTCCCGGTCTGTACGTCTTCTACAACGGCAACAACCCTACCATCATCGAGCAGGCCAACCTGAGTGAGGGTCGTATTGTCGAGCCGGATGTCTGGCCGATCTTCTCATCTCTCTTCTCGACTGGCGGATGGTCGAGGGTGCTGCCCGGACCTGTCCTAGTTGACTACCCGATCCCGACGCAGATCTGGTTCGGTGACTCGCAGACGAACTTCGACCTCCCTCCGGCGAACATGACCATCACGGGTGTCGTCCTAAAGCAGGCTCCGCTTCGCTACAGAGACCTAACCTCGTTCCCGATCAACACGAACGCCTACACCACGGTCGGAGGAGCAGAGACGGCCAACGCCATTCTCTACTTCAATATGCTCAACGTCACCGACGCCAACCCTACCGGTTGGTGTGGTGGTCCTGGTGACTTCTACGAGCTACTCACGTGGACTCCGGTCATGCGTGACTACGTGCTGACCAAGGGGTACATGGAGTTCAACCCGCTCCTCGCCAAGTTCTTCAAGCTTGAGTTCACCAACCTTGTGGCTCAGCCGCTTCCGACTCTGTTCCCGATCACCAAGCAGACGAAGCAGCACTTTGGTCTCGGTAGCGGCGTGGTACAGGAGCCGGAGATCCCTGCGCTCGGCAACCCCGGCTCCTCTGTGCAGGGTACGCCCGCTGCCATCTCTCTGGCGAGCGAGATCTACTTCACCGACTCGAACATCGTCGGCAATCCGCTGCTCGACCAGTCCCCGACGATCATCCAGCCGACCACCGTACAGACGGCTCAGGACATCTCGACGCAAGCCCTCCTTGCCAACTCCGCCTGGTTCTGGCAATATCAGGAGTTCGCTGTTGCGACGACGGCTCCTCGCTTCATCCAGACGGGCGTGCACACGTACAACGAGTCCACCGTCGTGCAGTCGGGACAGGTCAGCTACTTCGTCGGCCTCAACCAGATCGCCATCTACCGACTCGATCCGAACGCTCAGGATGACACCCGCATCTACGATGAATCGTTCCTCGATGAGGCCTACATCGCCACGTCTGGCATCCCCCACACACCGGGCGACGTGAACACGTTCGGTGTCTCCCCGAGCGACCTCCCGAAGCAGGACGTGTCGGTACCATACCAGTCCTCGACTCCGGTCTATGGCGTGCAGTTCGCCCCCGTGCAGAGCGACCCTATTCAGCTCGCCTGGGATGACG